GATACATTTATATCTGTTTGGAAATAAGCAGGCCCTACAAGAGTACTTATTACATCTCCACAAGGAGCAGCACAGTTTGGACATATTTGAGCAGGGAGTAAAGTACAGTCTACTTGTTGTCTTGATATTATTCCATCAGAGTAAAATCCATCAGCTGCGCATTCTGTTAATGCTGCATCCATAAATACTGATGTTGAATTTGAAAGCGCAGGGCCGTTTATATAAAAGTTAGGCATATTTTTTAAGGACAGTTAATTGGGTCATCGCAAGAGAAAGTAAATGGATTTAGTATTACTGAGTCAGTAACTAATAAACCTGTGTTAATAATCGTTCCACACATAATTGGGCCAACTCCACCCTCTTGGAATTGTACAACATCTCCAATTGCAAATCCATACGCATCAATTGGTGCGACATATGTTAATCCATCACTACAACCAATAAGGACATATGATGGAACAGGAACAAAGCTAATACAATTACAGCAAGATGCATATAAATCCTCACCGAAACACAAGTCTACAGGTGTACTATGTCTATAATCCCAAATCATATATAAATAATTATCAGGAGTTGAAGGCATTGTAAACTCTGCATAGTATGCAGTATTCCCACTCGTTGGAGATACTATTGGTGTAGCATTTGAGGATGCAACAATTAATGACTGAATCTCTGAAGGAGTATTATTATAAAGTGTAGATGTTCTAAGATACTTAAAACTATTTACAAACTCATTGAATGAAAAGTTATCAGGTACAATTGTATTGTTGAACATAGTAACGGTAGCTCCATCTGCAGGTATAACACCACCACCCTGTGCGCCTGTTATTACTGAATAATTTGATACTAATGGATTAAAATTAGATAGAGCAAATTGTATATTCTGAGTATGTAATGGAGAGTTGAATGTACCACTTAACCATCTATACTGATTTGTTGTAAATAAACCTGCATCAGAGTTACTTGTGACTGTAACCAATATAATAGTTATCTCTTGAATTTGAGGACATTTTAAAGTTAATTGAAGTGTTACACTACCTGTAGATGTAATATCCAATAGCATTGTCTTCTCATTAACTACATTCTTGTTAAAGTTTAATACACCACTTGTAGAAACTGCCCCTGTACTATACGTATTACTATTATAATTTGCATTAATTGTAAATGTACCTGTTACAGATGATACAGTGTACTCGACATCTGTGCTACCAACTAAATCACCAAGGTCTATACAAGCATTAAATGAATTAGAATCTGTAACTGTTACTGCGATTGTTTTACCACACTCGTTACATACAGGTTCTAAAGGTAATAATATATCATTATTCGTTATAACATACTCATTCATATATGGGTCATACCCACCTAACTTCTGAGTGTCAAATGAATCAATAAATAAATCTCTGAACCAAGTTCTCATACCTTGCTGAGATATCACAGCTAATTGGTCGCTATTATATGACTCGCCTTTTAGTTGCAATACAGAACCTCTCTTTGCGTCTGTAAAGAATTTATCAGAACCCCACTGAGCAAAGCTCTCAGGATTATTGGATATGCCAAATTCTTCAATCCTTGCAATTTGAGTCCCAAGAACTTCAGGTACTGATGTCAATGCACTTCCTGCAGCTGCATCTGATAATAAATTCTTACCTGCAAGTACATACGATATCTTGTCCTCTTGTAAGGTTAATACATCTGTTTCTCTTGCAAATAATTTATTAATAGGGCCAAATGAACTCTCTAATTGTTTATAGTTTAATAAACCAAGATTAAACTCATTTAACTTATTTATATTTGACTCAGGGTTAAAGATTCCACTATAAGTAATATCAGAGAACCTTCTTGATTCTTTATATTCAATTGTCGTAGTTATATATGCTCTATTCCCTAATGTTAATTGCTTACCATTTATTGCATCCTGTATCTTATAACTCTCTACTCCATTACCAAAAGCATAGCAATTGTAAAAATCAGTAGTAATAATAGCAGGGTAATTATCTGTGAAGTTTTGGTTTTGTATATTCCCATTGTGTTCTCCAAATTCATTAATACCAAATACTTCACTTGATTCATACCATAAATTAGGAGCAGCATCTAATGGCTGAGTCTCAAAAACAACAAGATTATTAGCTCTTATTACTTCAATACTAATTTTATTATTTGTCTCTTTATTCTTAGTTGTATATCCTAAAATACCACTATATACAAGATACATTGGTTGACCTGCACCTGCTTGCTCAAATTGTAAGTTTACATCAAGAGAACAAGTATTTGCACCACCACCTGATAAAATAGGGTCATAAATTGCAATTGGTTCAGCTTGATTACAAGTTGCACTTCTTTGTGAATTAGGGCCATTTAAAGTTCCTCCTACATTATCTCCATCCCACCAAGCTTTAAAACTTGTATAGTCCTTTGATGATGTAAAATTACCTTCGTATATGTATCTTCTTCCCTCAACTCCACTAACTCCACACCCTTTACCAATCCTTATGCTTTCAATATTTATTTTTATTTTTGAGCCTGCAGGAATTGGTATGTCTACATAAGCAGGAGATGAACCAGAAGGATTTGGATAATTAACCTGAGTATTAAACTGTCCACAAGGACTTTCTTTTGTAGATGTAGTTCTTCCACCCCAAATAAAAGAATTAGGCAATCCATCCGATGTATCTAATGATGTATTAAAGTTATTAGCTCTTAACTTCATATATACACCCTGTGGTATAGGTATAGCAACACCCGATGAATCAAGTGGTGCAGGGTCTAAGAAATCTGCTTGTTGCGCCTGTTTTTCTAAAACAGTTGTATATGCGCAAGTATTTAAAGCCCCTGCTGTGTCCTTCTTAACAATAAGCTCATCACCTACCTCAACCTTCTGAGAATTTTGTCCTTCAAGTAAAAAATAATCAGCCCCTGATGTTGGGTCTCTAAAGAAGAACTGAGAGTATATTGTCTCATATGTATCTCTATCTGCCTTTATAACAAACTTATATCTCTTTGCCCAATACGGAGCTATCTGTCCAATAGGTATATTTATTTGAATTTGATTCTGAAACTCAGATGCTGAACAAGGAATATGAACTGCATTATTAGGCCCTACCAATGCAGGAGATGACCTGTTAAATTCATCCATATATACAATACCAATTTCATAACCTCTATTGCTATGTAAACTTGTTGGATTGCCTATCTCTACATATGCAGCACTTGCGTATTCTATCTCATAGTAAGAGTATACATTAAATGTTATAGATGAAGGATTATCAACATATCTAATTACAGGTAATTGTAGCCCTATCTCTGAGGATGATGTAGATGAAATTATTTGAATTGGTTGACCTGCTGCAGATATACCACTTTCATATTTTGATACTGATGTAGCACCTGAAAGAGTTTGTTCAACTGAACAGTTAAATACATCTGTAAATGTTGAACCAAAACAAGAGTTAGATACAGGCTCTATAGTTGAAACTGTTCCTATTTTTTCTATAAAATCAGAATCTTGAGAAAGTGCATAAACACTACTAAAATCTTGCTGTAATATATATGTAAATGATATTGTAGTTGATGGTTGAATTTCTGTTGGGAATGGAGTAGAACCTGAGTATAAGTTATGTTTATACCTTATGTCAAATGTTATAGAAGCTCCTTTAATTAAATCAATGCCATTAAAATTAAAGTATACAGTAGCATTAGATATAGTTTGGCTACCACCAAATGTATAGTTACCACTTGATAAATTATATGCAATATCTGAAGCTCCTATCTCATTTTGTAACAAATTTGAAATATATTCTAATCTAAGTGGTGTACCACCTAAATCAACTAAATCATAACCTTCAACATAATTGCCATACATAAGTCTATTACCCATCATAGTCTGAGACTTTGATAATCTTGGTACATTATCATATAGTCTTAGTATCTCTGAGTCAGGTAGTATCGTAAATATCTTACTATTTTGGAATTGAAATGAATACTCTGTATTATCAGCTAACCCATTATCATTTTTATTAATCTTTTCTATTACCCTTATTATAGGAGAATCCATCTCCTTAAACAATAAGTCAATACCAACTACAAGTGGCCCACCTGAATAATACGTAATAATAGCCATATTAGTTGTGCTTGTCATACCACTATTCAATGCTGTTGAAATATCATAGTTAAATGAGTTAGGCAAGAATGCAGGTTTGCTCCATTGTGATGTTGCTGAGTACTGATTATCTGCATATCTATATCTATAGGCAAAGCATATAAATCTTTCCTCTAAAAAATTATCTTGAGTAGCTGTTTCTGTTGGAACTACTACAGGCGCAGCTAATGGTGGTTGCTTTACAACAAGTATTTCCTCTTCGAAAAATCCATCAACACCACTTATTGGATTGCCATAGCTTCTATTGATATTTATAACTCTTGGTTGATTATAGTCATCTGTCCAAAATAATAAATCCTCAATTTTATTTATACCTGTGATTAAATAACTTGAATTAAAATTTAATGTAGTTTTATCAATTCCATTCCATATACTAATAATATGGTATGTTAATATATCTGACTTAACATTATATGATACAACTAAATCAATTTTATTAACAGTACTTCCTGAAAAATTATCATCAGTAACAAACCAATATATAGTCTCATTAGTTCCATCCTCATAAGCACCAATACATCTTGCATTGTTGCTTAGTGGTGTACCATCATACGATAAAGATGTAAGTCCTATATTACCCATTGAGTTTTCTATTACACCAATCTCAGATTGCTCGGTAGAACCCATTCTAATATTCAATGCATCAATATACTCACCATTAGGGACAAGTCGTTCATCAACGACCTTATTCATTCTTCCTAACGTAAAATTTCTTGTTAGTTTTGCCATATTATTTTAACCACTTATCTTGTCCTCTAAGATTCATTAACAATCTACCTGGGTGTATGTTACTTATTCTAATCTTTGCATTTCTCAATAGTGCAGTCTTTCTTTTTCTTGCTCTGCTTACAACATATTCCTGTACTCCAAACTTTGAATTTAGTATAGCAAACTCTATAGCTGCATATATGTACTCTTCGAATAGTTTGTTTACACTTACACTCGCATCGTTTCCATTCTCCATCCCATCTGATATGTACTCAAGAACAACTAATTCTCCTTGCGTATGTGAACTAAAGTTTATTACACCTGCCTTTTTATTAATATTAAATGTAGCATTTGCATTTGCAGTCTCTGTATTTAATCCAAAACGAGAGCCTACCTCTCTACTAAAGTACCATACTCCATTATCATTATATCCATAAGAACCATTATATGGAGAGCCACTATTTAGATATATTGATGCACCCAATCCAAATATCCTTTCATAATCTAAATCTGAGAATTGAGGAGACAAAATATTACCATTGATATCGAATAGTATCTTACCTGTATTATCCTGAAGGTATGCATTAGACCAATTAGTCTGAATGTTTTCGCTTAGTGGATGCAAGATTCCATTTTTTTCAATTGATATCCTAACCCAATTTACAAAATCACTTGGTAGGATATATCTTAATTGGTCATCAACACTTAACTCTAATACCTTAATCTCTTTAAATGCATCATAGTTTAGTTCCTGTATAGCTCTTTTTGCGTGAAATAATATCTTAAATCTCTCCTCGTTATTAATTAAATTATGATTACCTGAGTATATAAGCATAAAATTATTAACGATATCATATAGTGATACGTATTGATACGAACCCCAATTAGCATTTATTGGGTCACTTCCTGCATTTTCGTAGTATTGATACTGTGATATATATGACATAATTATTGTTGTTGCTGTGCGTTAGCTTGCTCTTGTGCTTGACCAAATTGAACTGCAGCAATCTCTCTAATAGACATACCTGCAAGTTGCAATATTTTATTTACTAATGTAGGCTCTTCCTCAAGTGGTAACTCGAAATCTTGATAATCAGGTTGTGATTGGTCAAATGCAGGCTCACCATTTACCAATGTAATAAACGTCCACTTAGGGTCTTTTGGATACCTTATGTATTGACAAAGAACTTGTCCAATATGATTAATTGTCGCAGGATACGGTGTCATTATTAACTCTTCCTCTGTGTATGCAGGATAGGTAAGAGTTGGTTTTGTTAGCAATGAATTATTTAATATGGTAATCTTTCCTAAAGAAACCTTTTCAGCTTCCTGTAATGATGGAGAATATATGCTATACTTAATACCTGTAGTAGTCCAAGGGGCTGCATTTGGCAAATAACTACTTGCTGTTGTAGTTATATCTATTGCACTATTTACACTTACAACAGTTGCATACTGAGTTACTCCATTCTTTATAAACGCAACAATATCTCCTGCAGCTACACCATTTGCTATAAATGCACCTAAAGAATCGATTAATATATATGTATTAACATCTGTAGCTGTACTTGTACCATTAACTTTATTCTCTGAGTATATGAGCATTTTACCAATTGTAAAGTACTCAGACCCTGTTGTAGAGGTAGATGGCATATAATATGAATTACTTGCCAAAGGATTGGTCGTATTTAGAACTAATGCATCGGATACAGAGAAGAACTCAATATCCTCCATAACCTTCTTGATATCAGAGTAACCTGTTCCTTGAAGCCTTGAGTTTTCTTTATTTATTAAGTAATTATACCTTGGAAAGTATCCTGTAAATATATCTAACTGAGCTTGCTTTGCGAACAAATTAAAGTCTGATGGAGAAATATACCCATAGTTATTTTTATTTAATATGGATAATACCGTTGCTCTGACTGAATTTATCATTTGTAAACCTTTCTACAAAGATAATAAAAAAAAAGAACCCCTTAAAATTAAATAAGAGGTTCTAAGTTTAAGATTTATATTATAATAACTTTTCGAGTACTTTATAGCTCTCTAAGCCATCATCTGATTGGAAGAATGATGACACAATTGACATCGCATCCTCTCCAAATGGAATGTTCAACATTTTATTTTTGTTCGTGCTTGTGTTAAACCAAACTTCTTTTTGGTTCTTTCTAAATGTCAATAATCCTTTGTCAAAAAATAATGATACAGTAGACTGAAGTTTTAAGCTTGGGTCATTAACAATCTCTAATAATTGAATTGGATAATTCTTAGCATACACCAAGATATCACGTTTTAACTCAGCTGTAGTAACCTTAGTTACGTCCTTATTAAATAGAACTCTTGATACCATTTCAATCTGCTCGATATTCATCTCTCTTGCAGCAATTAAAGCATCAACCTCGTAGTTTAACTTCTCTATTTCTGCAGCTGCATCCTTCTCCTCATTAACCTCAATAAACTTAACTCCATTTAATGGATGGTAGTAAAGGAATTGCTGTAGTACAGGATTTGTGCGAGGAACGGTTAAGAATCCATCCTCAAAGATAATTGGCTCTAAAATTACATTACCATCCTGCTCATCCTCGAAAGGTGACTTTTGGTTTCTTGCATATCTTAAAGCTCTGTTTGTGTTTGTCTCTTCATCAAAGTATAATAAAGGAAACTGTGCTGTGTGCCTTGTTGGTATCATAAAAGATAGTGGCGCTTCAGACTTTGTTAACTTGTAGACCTTGTCTACGCTGGCTATTTGTTTTTTCATTTGATATAATTAAAATTAAAAAATAGGAGTGTGTCTTCAAAGACACACCCCCATTTAAGTTAATATTAGCTTTGGAACAAGAAGAAGTTATTAGCTCCTAATGTACATACTGCTCTTTCTGACAAGAAGTTTACCTCCATTGCATCAAGGTCACTTGTTTCAGCACCACCTGCAGAACCTGTAATCCAAGTTTTGTAGCGTCTGTTTTCAGTTTCTGATGCACGGTATCTAACGTGTAAGAATGGTCTCTTAGCATTTTTGCCTAAGATTTGGTCGTAAACAGTTGTTGAACCTGCTGGAACTAACAAGCCACTTACCTTACCTGAACCTGCAGAAGTTGGAAGACCACCACGCATTGTTGGGTCATTCAGATACTTCCAATCAGATTTGTAGAAATCATAACCTCTACGGAAACCTGCAAATCCTAAGTTCAATGCCATATCTCTGTCATTTTCGAACAAACCAAATGATGCTGCGTTTGCAGAAGATGCACCTGCATAACCATTGATTGTTGCTAACATATCATCGATAGCAAAGCAAAAGGGTCTGTCTACGAAGATTACGTTTTCTTCAATTGCACCTTGTTTATCTAAACGAGAAACAATGGTATCAAAATCAGGAAGAGTAGTTGGATAACCACCACCCCATACGTTACCACGCTCATTAACTGTATAGAAAATACCTTTTGAACCTTTGTTTCCTACATCACCTGTAGTAGCAGCAGCACCTGAACCTACCTCAGCAGGAACAGCTTCAATCATTGCAGTTTCTAAGTAGTCATCGAAACGTAAACGAGTCTCGTGTTCAGACTTCAAGTACCACAAGTAACCTGTAGCACCATTCTCAGTTGTTACTTCAACCCAACCGATTTGAGCCATATCAGAACCTGATACTGAATACTTGTCTTTGATGATGATTGGAGAGTTGTCGAAAATCTCATCATCAGCTTCTAAAGAACCAACCATTCCGTTAGTACCTTTTTTGAACTCAGAACCGTAAATGAATACAGTAAATACGTTTGCTCCTGAAGCGTTGGTAATACCTGCAGCATTGTAGAAAGCTACTGTGAAGGTCTTAGCAGTTGTGTCAACAGCTGTAACGATTGCTTTGTAGTTAGAACCACCTGCGTTAGCAGTAATCATAACTGTTTGTCCAACACGAATTGCGATTGAACCTGAAGTTGAACTAACAAATGCAGGAACTAAGGTATCGTTAACTGTAAACACTGCAGTGTCTGCGTTTGTTAATACAGTTGTAGTACAGTTGGTGTACTTAACGTGTAAACGACCTTGTTCTGCCCATTTGATTAGGTCAGAGTTAGAGGGCATTTCTGCTCCTACCATACGTAGGAAAGAAGAAATGGTTCTATTACCATATCTTTCGAATTCCTTCTCGTAGGTATCAGGAAGATACTGACTTAAGAAGTCGAAATTGGTAATGTAATTTGTTTTTAAAGGGACTTGTTGCGCGCTCGGCTGCAATGCAAATCCTGGTACTGATGAAACGCTACCTGCCATTTTGTTGTTTGTTTAATTTTTACTTTTTACTTTTAATTCGTAGTCCTCGACCTGAGTCTTGTTCTACAGCTCTTATTTGCGTTCCTCCAACCGAAGTACTTTGTGGTGCTTGTCTCGTAGACATATTTACATTTTTAGTCTTACGCATTACATCATCAACAGCTTCTGATTTGCCCTGTTCATAAAAGAACTTAGCAAACTTTTCAGGATTCATCGCCACTGCCAATGCCTTGTGATATCCAACAGGGTCTTTTAAAAGACCATCCTCACCAATAAACTTCTTAGCAAAGTTTGATGGGTCGCTGTGAATTTTCTTAAGTTCCGTTGCATCTGCAGG